ATCATAATTCAGAAGTTCATCTGATTCACTTCCGACAGTTACGGAGCTACGAACGCGCGCTTGGGTGAAGTACTGGTTTGTTCCTTCTGATACATTTGATGTACTACCAACAAAAGCGATAACACCATTTGCAACATCCATAGCTGTTCCAGCGGAAAACGCACCACGAACCGAAGATGTGGAAACGAGCAAATCACCGGAAGCATTCGCATAGCTAAGAAGGTTTCCAGAAGCAGAATCGGCTTGGATACTTGTTCGCGCGCGCGCTTGCGTGAAATACTGGTTTGTTCCTTCTGAGACATTTGTTGTACTCCCAACAAAAGCAATTACACCATTTGACACATCCATGGCTGTTCCAGCGGAAAAGACACCTCGAACGGAAGCAGTGGAAACAGCCAATTTTCCTGTACCATTTACGTATGTAAGAAGGTTTCCAGCGGCTGAATCTGGGGAGATGGCCAATCTGGAACGAGCATCTGTATAGTAAAGGTTTGAACCTTCGGATACGTCAGAAGTTGAACCATTAAAAGATACGGTGTTATTTGTTACATCAATAGCAGTTCCACCCACAAGATTGATGGCAATTGCGCCGGTTCCGCTATTGTAGGAAATACCATTTCCAGCGGAAAGAGCGCCACGAGCGCGTGCATCTGTGAAGTATAGGTTTGAACTTCCTTCTCCTACGATGTCACTGTTCCCATTAAAAGCGAATTGTCCACCGGAAAAGGAAAGCCCAGAACCAGCGGAAAAGACACCACGAACGGAAGATGTGGAAACCATCATATCACCGCTTCCGCTGGCATATGTGAGAAGGTTTCCAGCACCGGAATCCGCTTGGATACTGGTTCGTGAACGTGCTTGAGAGAAGTATAGATTGGAACTTCCTTCCGCTACAATGTCACTATTCCCATTAAATGCGAATGTAATCTGACCACTATTTACAGACTTAGAAAGTCCACTTCCAGCGGCTACATTAGCGCTAATTTGAGCAGTTCCAGCATTTACAGAGATTCCATCTCCAGCAACGAGAACACCACCTACTTCAGCGGCGGTTAATGGGCTTTCAATCTGGGTATAGTTTCCAGCGGTTGAACCATTTGCACCCGATACCATAAATGTTTCAGTTCCAGCGCTTGGAGCTGTGAGAATAAGAACATCACCTTCTTTTAGGGAAGCCGCTGTTGAACCTTCGTTTAGAATGAAGTTAGCCAAAGAGGTTTGTGTACTGTCTACGTGTACATCAGTGATGGCCAGACTATTGATACTTAGTTCTCCACCAGCTACGGAAAGCATCGAGGAAGAACCGGAAGCAATTCCGGATATAAAAGAAAGACCGGCGATGTCTTGCTTTCTGGTTAGGTCTGCATCTGCGGAAGGGGCGCTTTCACATTTGACGCCACCTTTAAAAATGACTTCTGGATTATAGAAATTCATGGGTGTTTTACTCCATTGGGGGTTGTAAGAATCGTCTCATTCTAGCTTAGATATACCGTTCCAGATATGGAACTCACAAATGTAATTGTGATTGAATTAGACGAGAAAAGTATATCACCCATTATCTGATTCCCACTCGTATCCACTATCAGAACGCGCGGTTTAAAGCTAAAAGAGTGAGAAATTGATACACTGGATTGATTTGTAAAACTTGTTACGGTTTCACTTGTTCCCGTTCCTGGGGAATATATTGGTATGGCCATGGTTCTATCCGGTTGGGCTATTCAAAAATAAAATATATTGCGGCTGTTCCCGCTTGGGAAGCTACAAAAATACTTCTTTGTTCTGCGGTTTGTTGTGGATTGTACTGAATAATAGCGTCCACGGGATGGGGGAATTCATTTCCTGTTTTGCTACCCGCATCAGTTCCATCGTAAGAAAATACGATGGCTTGAGCTTCTGGTTTGACCGTTACAAGTTTGCACCATTTCGGAATCTTGATTTCCAATACAGTTGTGGTAATTGATGTAACTTTTTTCATCGCTCCACCATTGGACCAATTCAAGGTTGTTAAATCTGTAGCCATTTTATTCTCCTATTTTTTACGTTTATTAGTTTTTGTTCTCATGCCCCGCTTGGGCTTTGTTGTTTTTTTCTTCTTCCCAGCCATTGACAAAACTGTAGCTATGGATTTTAGCTTTTTTCTCTTTGATAATACGCTGGATTTTTTTTTTCGTGTTGCCATTGGGCTTCCCCTCATGAAGATAATACTCCCCATTTATTTGATATGCTGTAATGTTTCTTATCATATTTTAAAACGATTATTTCTTCTTTGGTAGTACTGCTTCTTCAGTTGTTCACGATTTTTTTGATAGAACTCAAAATCTCCACTGGCCTTTTTCCACATATCGCCATTTGTGGCATGGTCTTGGGTTTGTGTCACTCCTTGGTTGGTGGAAGGACGGGGCGCGGGTTGGGTGGATGCCGTGGCCATTTGTGGAGTGGCTTGGGTGTGTTCCAATCTTTCCCCAAGTTCTTGGATTTGGGAAGGGGTGGAGCTTTCTTGTGGGGCTTGGAAATATGGCTTCAAGACAGTGGGAACGGTTGAAACATCTTCTTTCATGCCCACCATCCATTCACCCATGGGAATCCGGTCCTTCTTGGCTTTGGAATCCATGGCTTTGTTGTATTGCCACTCAACCAAATCCCTAACTTCTGGGTCTGTTATTCCTTGGCTCGCTATTGCTTGGTGACGTTCATATCTTTGGTTCGAAACAGCTAGTTCATCTTGGAGGCTTGCAAGTTGGGAGGCCATGGCCTCCGCTCCCTTGACTTTGGAACCCATATCTTCCAGCGTGGCTTCTAGCTCAGAAACTCGTTTTTCTGCGCTTCTCTTGTTCTCGGTTACTTTGGATAGACGTTCACGAACGATTCCATCCACTTCTGTTTTCAAAATATATTCTTGGCCTTCATGCGTAATTGTTTTCATGGTTTTCTCTTTGGTTTGGGGGTTATTGGGGTTGGGTTATGTTCCAAATTCGATTTTTTGTTGACGGATAAGTCTAAGTTTTTCCATCGCTTGTTCTTCTGTGGTGAGTTCCGGATATAACTTGAACATGGCATCCACTGGTGAAAATAAACCCTTATCGAGAAGAGCAATTATATTTTCTCTTTGGGCTTTCTGTTCACCTTCTGATAACTCTATAGATTCATACGAAATCACATATCCACTTTCTGGGTAATTTGTACCCAATAATCTATTGGAAATCATCGCGCTTTTTTCGATGGCTTCAATGTCAGAAACTGAAAATGTAGGTTGGAAACGTTGTTGGGCATCCCGCATAGACTCTTTACTCATTGCGATGGAATAACCACTTCTGGGGTCACTGGAAACCTTCTGAACACTTGCTGGGTCTATGCCCATCTGGGTAGCCAATCTTCTTTCATAGGTAGTAATAGCGCCCAACATTGTAGCAGGGTCAGACATTCCCGCTTGGAATTGACCAATCAAAGGTTGGGTGGAGCTGTCAGGGTCACCAGTGAAACATAGAATACTAGAAGGGTCCGTGGATACACTCATTCTTTGGGATGCCATATTTGTATCCATCGTGTTCAAACCGGCCAATTGAAGAGAAGCTACATAGCGCTGGGGAAACGATGCATCGAACATTAAATGTTTCAAGTACGTGTAATATGTTGAAGCTACCATGGAACCCGCCACAACTTCCGATAGTTCATAAGGTGAAAATAGACTTCCATCTATAGAGGCATGATAAAAAACCCAAGGAAGAAATGGATTCCCCTGGGAATCTCGATAAGGATAATTATCCCCACTCATATCTCCACCAAGAAACTCTTTGGTCATCTCTTCACCAAGTTTTCCATCTGCTTCCACGTGATGAACCGTATACAATGGATTATTTTTGTCTCTCAAATCATAGACATCAGCAGTCCAAAACATTTCTCCAGTGGAATCGTTTCTTCGTAGTCGTTGTTCAAAAAGATAATCCGCTTTCATTGGGTCGCCAGCGGGTGCCATTGCAAAAACCATATCTGGGGTGACAGGTCGAAACATGATTTGGTTCGAATCGCTGATATCGACTCTCATCAACATTTCACGCAAGCCAATAGTCTTCATTTGTACACTGGACATCATTTCAAAATAATGGCTTTTATCCAAAGCCCCATGGGGGCCAATAAAGTCCCGTGCTTCATCCGCGCTTTCTCTTCGTACTCCCACTGAAGGCTTTCTACTATACAAAACCGCCAAGGCTTCACATCCTGTTTTGAACACGTTGGAAGATGTATCCAAAGAACCCCAAATAGCTCTTCTATCCAAGGCCACTGTATCAGTGATGAAATCTTCCAAGTCCGAACCCCAATTTCCTTCCAAAAGTCTTCTTCTTCTGGCCGTGGTTTCTGCTCTGTCGTTGGATGCCTTATCTGGAAAGATGGGCTTGGCTGGTAATGTCAACATATTAAAATCCTATTTTCTGTGTATCGGTATTTTTGAAAACTTGGGGGCGCTATATTTAGAATCAAGGATGGGAACGCACGCATAGCGCAAACTGTCTATCGCATGTTTCCACTCAGATAACCTATCCATTGCACCCGATTTTTTTAACGTCCATGAAGAAAGTGAACGAATTAATCTCTTACATTTGGGGTGTACAACAAATCTACCTTGTACCATGGCTTCATGTATGAGTTGGCATCCATAATATACAGACCACCTTGGTTTATGGGCCGTGTGAATTCGGAATGGGCAGGAGTTCGCGGGATAATCCAAGACATGTTCCAAGGCTGAACGGAGAAGAGAGTTGGACATTCTCCCACCATGTTTTCCACCACCATGGGGGCGGTCTCCAGTCCATCTATTTATTTGTAAAGGCTCTAGCCCATTTCTTCTAATCATTGCTATAATTGCCCGTGCATGCCTTCTTGCTGTTCCTTGTTCCTTCTCTCCACCACTGGCGAAGTATTCATCCAGAACATGGATTGTTTTATCGTCATCTGATATCGCCACAAGTATAGCACATTGGGCGCTTGGTGTGTGTCCGTGGTCAATACCGATTGAAAACTTATACGAACCTACTGGACATGGAGTATCAGATATGTGGGCTTCTCCAAAATGTTCGAATATACGTCCATCCATGGGAACCCCCACATCCCAACTTCCTTCCAATCTTGCGCTTCTATCTATTGAAAGATACGTATCAGCAATCCTATCCACATCTTCTTGAAGCAAGAGGGCTTCCAATGGGCTTCCGTCCAAATCTATGGGGGTCGTGTTCTCCACTGATAGCGGGGCATGGATGTCTTTTACTCTTGGCGGTTTGGTTTCCGTCAATTTTTTTAACCACGTTAAATCACCCCCACCAATAGGGGTCATGGTCATAAGCATCCGTCCCCTATTTCGTAATAATCTTGGGACAAGTTCCCCAAAAAGGGCCTGGGGACAAGGTTCATCAATCCAGCAAAAATTAATTGTACCAGATGCCACGCCCAATGTTCCTTGGTTGGTAGTTTTGAAAAATAACATGCTTCCATTTTTCAGCTTGAACCATGGATTCTTCGCACGATACCCGCGCCCTTCTTGGAAGTCTGGGGAGTCATCAGCATATTCATTTTTTCCAATCAGAGAATGTATCTTGGCTTGAATAATCTTGGACTGCTCCCAAGAGTGGACGATAGCCCAAACGATTATTGGGGGCTTTATATGGGATAAATCTTTGTATGGACTGTATCCCTTCATCATGTATAGACATTCAGCGCTTCCCACATAGGTTTTCCCCAGCTGGTTTCCCGCTCGAAATAAAGTAATGTTTTCCTCTGATTCCAATACTCGCTTTTGGGGTGCTGATGGTCTAAAAAAATCTAGGGGACACTCATCCACCAAGTCTTTCAACTCCTTGGTCTTCTTGGCTAGCTTCAAAAGAGAAATCATTTTGTGGCCAATCTCACAATGTTGGAAGTATCCGTCAATAATTCATCCATCACCTGTTTCTTCAGAAGTGGGGGAAGGGATTGGATAGCATCCACAATTTCAATCTTCAGTTGTTGCGCGGTTGAGCCATGGGTTTCTTTTGATGCCTCTACAAATGTACGGAGCTCATCATGGAGAGAAAGATGGAGTTTATGAAGAGAACCCAATGTATGAATGACTTTCTCTTCCCGTGCATATTGTATATCTCCTTCTATCTCCAGAAGTTTCCCCACTCGAAAGGTTATGGGGTCGGTTGGGTATTCGAATGGGTTGGCTTTCATCTTGGCCTTGGTTCGTGCCTCTTCTTTCTTCTTATTATCCTGGGCTTTGTTACGATGCTTCTTCATGAGATAGGAAACATTGGGAATACTACACCCCATCTTTTCCGCTATCTTCGTGTAGGTCAATCCATCTTCTACAGATAGACGAACGACCTCTTCCCTTTGCGCTTGGGTGAGTTTTTTATTTGTGGATTTGGCTTTGTTCTTCTTGGTCATAATGTACATACTCGGCATGGTTTTGTTTCTTCATCTTCAAAAAGTGGAATTTGATTGGTTGCTCCAAAAGGCAAATAACCCTCTTCAAATTTCTGTTTCATTTCAAAAAGATTTTTTCCCCACTTCATATTTCTAGGATTGCGAAATGTGTGTTTTGTTTTATTTTCTTTTTCAATGGCTTCCATAAATAGGGGTTTATTATCTCTCCAAAGATAAAACCATTCGCTTACTTTTTGAGCATAGCAAAAAGAGCAATCTGTTCTTCTGGGGATTTTCACTTTTTTTGTTTCTAAATAATTGGTTACTTCTTTGATTCCCCAGTTCCATTCCCTAAGTGGAAATTTGGTTTCTACATTTTCGCTATATATCCCCTTTCTCTCTTTTTCATCTGCTCTTAGTCCTACATAGAGAATTGGTTTCTCTGAAAAGGATTTCACAAAAGCCAAACAGGGTTCTATTTTCAAAAGTCTTGTACACCATCTTTGTCTCCAATTTGGAAGCGCTCCAAAATGTTCTATCCAGAAGGACAAAGTTTTATTTGTGATGTATACAATTTTTTGATTCAAAAGACATTCTAAGTTTTCCCAATGTTTTTTCATTTCTGGGAGTTCGTTTCCTGTGGGGGTACAAAAGAAAATAAATTCTTTGGATGGGTACAATTCTTTTAATCTAAGCGCCATGGCTGTGGAATCTTTTCCACCAGATAGCGCGATAATATGTTTTTGTTTTGTGTTCATGGATTGGTTCTTTGGTTTGGTGGGGTTGTTTTAACGTTTGGTTTTTAGGGTGCGAGAGAAAAAGTGGTGGTCATAGATAG